CGTGATTCAAACCGTCGCTTTCGTAATGACGATGACCACTGGCATTACGAAATTGAGAAATCTTTTCGACAATTTCGCTGTCCGGATCTTCGTCGATCACAGTAACGAGATATGCTACGTCGGTTTTGTAAATTTCATTGTTTGCATTCCTAGAAACGATACGATCTCTGGAATACACGATGGCCGGATATGCCATTCTCAATGAAGGCGGAGGCTGAAAATAGACGTTTCTACTACCTAGCAATTCTTCGAGTTCAAGCTGAAGTTGCTCACGCTGCTGGGCCTGTCTCCCCATTCCATACACCTCCGATCCATAAAGTTAACCTGGGGTAATGGATCTCGACAGTGTTAATTCTCCACTTCGTACCCAAATACTCCAGGTATAACATATTCTTAATGTTTGTTAAGGCGAATGGATCGGAAAGTATGCTGAATTGATTAGATAACGTGACATTGTCATTAAGATTACCAGAACTTTGCATTTTTCTGTAATCCTGAATGATTTCACCGTAATATTGGACTTCTGTTATTACGTTATTAACTACGCCTCTGCGTACTTCAGTCGGTATCCCAAAGCCAATTTTTCCGAAATACTTCGCCATTTTGAATTACGTAGCTTACGCAGCAGCGTATTCGAGAACGATCGCGGAATAAGGCTTAACCAGCGCGCCGGACAGACGGGTTTCCATAAGGTACTTCTGCTGGTTGTAGTCAATATCGAAGTCGTCGAACATCGAGATCTCGCCGCCCTTGTCAGCGCCGAAATTGTAGTCCTTCGGATTCACGATGATGCCGATCAGGTTGCGGGTCTCACCGCTAACATCACGGCTAACGCCTTCCATAACCTCAACGGTCACAATGTCAGAAACACGCATCGCGTTGCAGAGCTTCTCCTTGGTGTCATAGATCACATGGCCATTAAGATCTTCGAGAAGCAGCATGTCCGTAAGAACGTCTTCAGTCGTGAAGAACGTCGGATTGCCGGAGCCCTTGTAATCCTTGCGGGCCTTAACAGCTGCACGGATAGTCTCCTTCGCAAGCTTGTCATACGGATTAGTGTCATTTGCATTAAAGTTGACCTTGACCTTAACCGTAAACAAATCTGCATCGGAATAAATCGGACGGATGCACTGCTCATCGATCTTGTCATCAGTACCAGGGGTACGACCGTCGCCAATCAGAGCTGCACGAGCGATTTCCTCATTCAGCATAACGCGCATTTCGCCCTTAATCCATGCGACAACGTCGAAGCTGGTGATGTCGATCAGATCATTGCGATCAAACTTCTGCTTCTTGTACACGGTCGTCGGGCTGGTGGTACGCTTCAAGAGCGAGAACACTTCAGACTTCTTGAAGTGGCCCTTAAGATAGCCCTTTGCACGAGCTTCATCTTCCGTGATGTCCGCAAACATCGTCTTAACACGGGAGAACGGGCTACGGCTTACCTGATTCATGAAACGAGCGACCCACTCGGTATTGCGGGAAATCCACTGCGGGACATTCGTGTAATTACGAGCATCGGGGAACAGTGCGTCGATGCCATAGGTGTTATTGGGATCCGAAGTCTTCGGCATAATGCCATAACGGGTGTCGGTGTCGGTATGAGCAATGCAAATATCGCCGATGTTATGAGCATTGCAGGAACGCTTCAGACTGCCATACTGCTGCATGTCTTCAAGAGCCTTCTGCATGTCCGAATGGGAAATGACAGTATCCTGAACTTCCTGATTTTCTTTGGTCGCGTCGTCAAAAACGTTGTGCTTCATTTCTTTATCTTCCTCCTTGGAATCTTCATTTTCTTTCATTGCCGCTGCTACAAGCGCAAGTAAAACGTTTTGCTGTTTTTCGGTCATGGAGTTAATAACATCCTGAACCGTTTCATCTTTTTCTTCGTCAGCATGAGAAACCTCAGCTGCTTCTTCGGCCACTTCCTGCTCGGCAGGATCTTCGGCAACTTCCTCGGCTTTCTCTTCATCGGAGTGATACACTTCAATGTTGTCGCCAAGATACATGATCGCTTCAGCTTCACTATCGTCCGAATGCTGGATAACCATGTCAATAAATGCTCCGGGGTTGGCTCCCGCGAGGACCAGACTAACTTCTCGAATGGCGCCATGCATCACGTTGTATCCGTCTTTCTTTACGTGGTTAGCGTAAATGGAAAGTGCCGAAATATCACCGTGAAGGACCGATTCTTTTGCTTCCTGAGCTTTCCGAGAATCGTTAAACGAACAAAGCGCATATACGCCATCTTCTCGATTCTCCAAATCAGCATGACCAAGAATGTTCTCCGGATCGTCGTACATGTGATTCCAAACGAGGGGCACTCTCTGGCCATTAGCATCCTTAAATGCGTCTTTTCGGATAATCAACCCGTCAGTACAAACCAGATTGTTTCGAGTTGCGTATCCTCCAAAGTCATACTTTTTAGCCATTTTGATTCTCTCCTTCGTTTATGACAGTCTCTTCAACTATTTGCTTTCCGCCAGTCTTATCATTAGACTGGTTAATGTTACGATTCCGCAACTCATCCGCTTTAGGATCTTTGGAAGGTTTATATCCAATAATCTGACGGATTTCATTCGGAGCCAAGATTTCATTTCTCGTTAGCTTATCTGCTATGTCTGGAATCTTGCTCGTCGGAACCAACTTGAACGGATCCCTGAAGAATTGAATCGACTGTCCCTGCGTTCTAGCTGTCTTAGTTAAAAACTTTCGTTTCATTTCGTCGACGATCGCAGAAATAATTGGCTCGACCGTTCGGCTATAATAATTCAGCATAGTCTCCTCATCGG